CGTGTCTCTCGCCTTTCGCCCTTGAGAGAGAATATTTTAGGTCACCAAACCATTGTTGTTATGTCAAAAAACGTGTACAAATGTAACATTTAATGAGTATGTGTCAATAGTATAATGTTACATAGTGTACGAATGGCATTCTATCGTCAGTATAATAAGGTGGAACCGAATGCTAAACATTAATAATGTGGGATTGTGATTGGTACTCGAAACACGTTCAGTTCGTGCAGACTTTTTTCGGAGTCAATATTGAATTCGTCCTACGTTAGGATGTGTTCTTACTCGGTGGTGTGTTGATGTGTGGCAGATATGTGGCAGATGAGATGCAATAAGTATGGAGTACCACATCCGCATTGCCAATAATAAGGTGTTTTTCATCATTTTATTGTCTTGGTCACCCCGTGGAGCTGATCGCCCCGCCACCTGGTTGCTATAGCAATAACTGCGACGTACTTTTTGAGTAAATAATATGACAATAGTAAAAATAAAAGTAACCTATGCCCACCAGGATAAATCCTACGATTTTATGGTATTTTATGAATAAGAGTGAGCAACGTATTCTTATATGTTATGTTGTGTTCGTTTTTATTCTGATCGCGTTAATTGATTGCCTATAATGGATTCAAATAACATGAATGTAGTCTTTAAGCCACATCCTGGACCACAGACGGAAGTATTGCAACGGTTAGAGAAGGAGATATTATTTGGTGGCAGTCGTGGGGGTGGAAAGTCTACAGCAATGACTGCATGGATGATTGAGCCAAAATATATAAATAACCCACTTTACCGGGGCTTGGTCATTAGAAGAAATTACACGGATCTTCGTGATTGGATTGATAATGCACAGCAGATGTATCGTTATTTAGATTGTAAGGTTGTGGGTAATCCAGCGGAGTTTAGGTTTCCGAGTGGTGCAAAGATAAGGACAGGTCACTTAACGGACACAAATGCTTGGCAGGCCTTTTTGGGGCATGAATATCAAAAAATGGGTATTGAAGAGTTAACACTTATTGCTGAAGAAGAGTTGTATCTTCGTTTAATCTCGTCCGCTCGGTCCACTATACCAGGGTTGGAACCGCAAATCTTCTGTACAACTAACCCTGGTGGACCGGGACACCATTGGGTAAAGGAAAGGTTTGTTGATCCTGCACGGGGCAAGACCTATGTAGATAGCCGAAGTGGGAATACGAGGATATTCATCCCTTCAAAAATATATGATAATCCCACTTTGATTGAATCGGATCCTGGTTACTTGAATATGCTTAAGGAGTTGCCGGAAGAATTAAGACGGGCATGGTTAGAGGGTGATTGGGATATATTTGCAGGTCAGTTTTTTACAAGCTGGAGGCAGGATCATCATGTGGTGGAGCCTTTTGAGATTCCTTCATCCTGGAGAAGATATCGTTGTGTAGACTATGGCTTTGCTGCTCCCTTTGCTTGTTTATGGGCAGCAGTAGATCATGACTCTAATGTGTATATCTACCGGGAGCATTATGAGAAAGGCCACGAATTAAATCACCATATAGCCAGGATTATAGAGTTAAATGGTGATGAAGACATCCATTTGACGATATGTGATCCTGCAATGTGGATAAGAAATCCCCAAAATAGTCAAAATCCTTATAATTCCGCTCCAAGTTCCATGTCCATTGCAGATATTATGTTATTCGCTGGAATTCCTGGTATAAAAGCCAATAATGACAGGATAAATGGTTGGAATAACATGAGGGAGTACCTTCATTGGAATGAAAACAAGTCTTCTAAACTAAAAATATTCAAGAATTGTAAGGAAACCATCCGAGTTATTCCCATCCAGGTCCATGATGAGCATAGGGTGGAAGATATTAACACAAAAGGTGAAGATCATATTCCGGATGCTATTCGTTACTTGCTTATGCATTTAGGTCGCCCGGATAATCCTTTAAAGCCAAAGAGTCCTGTTGAAAAACTTATAGATCAGTTGGATTCTGAAGGCAGCGGACAATATATAGCATTGAAGTAATGGAAGACCAAAAATACATTGAAACCTGGGACCGTAAAAAACGTCGTTGGGTAAATAAGGTATTGGTAGGTAAAGAGGTTACTGACTTCTATGAAAAACACCAGGTAATTGATTTAGATAAATATGATATTGATTCAGAAGTATTAAAGGATTGTGTTCATCAAATCCAAGATAAAGCAAACCAAATAAAAAAAGAACTAAAAAAGGAGGGCTAAAGTGGCCAACTACACAACAGAATCTGATTACATTCCCGCACCGGGGGAGGCAGAACTTATAAAGAAGGTTTTAACCATGTTTGAAGTTGCGAAACGGGCTAAACATGAGTCTGCTGAAGTTTGGAGGGAGGCTGAATCTCTTTATAATGGAAAGCATTGGGAAGATTTCAAGATGCCGGATTATAAAAACGAATTAACAATTGACTTAATAGGCTCCGCCATTGATACAATGATTCCGATTTTATCGTCCCGTCCGCCCAAGATTGATATTGTTGCCTACGGAGAAGACTCGAAGGATAAGGAAATAGCGGACATAATGCAAGGTGTCCTGGATGAAACCTGGACTATAAGGGATATGGCTACCTTAATACCGGAATGGTTAACAGATTTTCTTGTGTATGGCACGGGTATTTTAAAAGTACATTTTAGAAACGATGACGATCTTCCGGATTGTGACGTAGTTGATCCATTTTCATTCTTCGTTAATCCGTCCGCTACTAAACTTGAGAATGCGGAGTGGGTTATCTATGCAGCTCCAACACCATTGCACGATATCCAAGACCGATACGATAAGGGTAAGTTTGTAAAAGCCCAGGCTAATCTTAAGGACTACGAGGCTATGAAAATCAACGATGGCCATGATACGTCCAATTCCAAGCTGCAAGTAGAAAAAATGGGTGATGACACGAAATGGGGATACGATAATTATCGTGACGTAATGAAGGGGACGGAAGAGAGAGCCTTACTTATTGAAGTATTTATGCGAGATGGAACGAAGGAATACATCCAACAGGGTGGTAAAGAAGTTCAGAAAGATAAATATCCTGGTAAGATGAGAATGATAACTATGGCTAATAACGTAATATTATACGATGGTCCTTCTAAATATCCATTTTTCAAACGTGAAAACGGAATTTCTTACCCATTTCCATATGTTGCATTAAAAAATAGTGGATCTGCTCATAGTTTTTGGGGGAAACCGGAACCAAAGAGATTAAGGTCCCTAAATCTTGCTATGGATAGGTTGAGTTCGCAGGTACTTGATAATATTTCGTTAACAGCTAACCCAATGTGGGTGGTAGATGAAACTGCACAAGTCACAGATCAGATATCCAACAAACCTGGAGGTATTATCCGTAAAAAGGGACCAGGATCTGTAAAAATGGAATCTCCAAGTTCTGTTCCAGGCTATGTATTCAATTTTTACAACCTACTTATGGATGCATTTGAAGTTGTGTCCGGTGTTAATAGGGCAACCCAGGGTAAAGCAGATACAAATGTTACAAGTGGAGTACAGGCACAGATTTATAAACAAGCTGCCACGACCAAAATAGATTTCAAATCACGGGTTGTGGACCACGGAATCCAAACTTTAGGACAAATGTGGCTATTAATGTTTATGAATATGGGAACAAAATCTCATTGGGTGTCCGTTACAGCCCCGGATGGTGTAGATGAGATGAAAGAAATGATTGGGGCATTGTTTGCCAAGAAGAAATTCGCCGTAAAAGCCAAAAAAGGTTCCATGTTGCCGGAAAATAGGATGTTTTTAGAAAATAAGTTGCTGCAATTGGCTCAAATGGGAGTTTTGACAGACACGGAATACATCCTTGAGCATATGGAACTACCTGGTAAGGAACGATTATTGGCTAAAATGAGAAAACAAAAAGAAGAACAAGCTGAACAGGGTGGTGTTACAGGTGGAATGGGCGACGATCCATCCGCTATCTTTGACCAACTACAGGCTAATCCGGAGATGGCAGAACAAGCAGCCCAGGAAATGGCTGGACCACCACAAGATGGAGGACAAGCATAATGACAAAATGTATTAAAATTCGCACATTATTACCATGAAGTTTAAAAAAGGTCAAAGCGGAAACCCAAAAGGAAGACCTAAAACTGGATGGGGAGATCAAATCCGAAAACATCCAAAGGCTCCGGAAGTAATAAACAGGATATTTACGGCAGCAATGGATGATACTGATCCGAGACAGGGAACAGCCTGGAAAGTCCTTATGGACCGCTTGGCTCCGCAATTAAAAGCCGAGCAGATAAAAGTGGAAACAGATGGTGCAACACCTGGAGTGATTATACTGCCAACAAAAAAGCCATTGCCTTTGGTAAACGAGGCGACAGAAATAGCCTTGCCGGACGAAATAGAAGGACAAGCATAATATCATTGAACTGATTGCTAAAAAGAATGAAAATACATCACCACATAGCACATCTATAAGGAATATTATGTCGAATGACACAGATGTCGTAGGCGGAACATATGGAGCCAGGATCCCAGCCGCCGAAGCACAAAGTTTAATTGAAAACCAAGGGTTTCATCAAGATTCAAATGAACGTGATGTAACTCTTTCGGATGAACACAATGTAAAAATTGAAAACCAGGAAGAACCAGCCTCCGAAGTTTCGGAGCAACCGGAAACCCTGGAACAAACAGAACAGCCCACGGAATATGAGTTTGATGGCTCGAAGTATTCGCAGGAAGATATTCTTTCTGCAATAGCCGATTCGCAAAACAAAACAGATTGGCAATCCAAGAATACTCAAGAGGCTCAACGATTATCTTCTGAAAAGAAAGCCTTACAGGCAGAAATTCAGAGAATTGAAGAGTTAAAGTCCAATGACGACCTTCGGTCAGTATTGGAAGATTATCTTGGAGCCGACCATCCTTTTTTCCAGGAGA